GAACTCCTTAATTTTACCCTCTAGATCTTCAGGGATTTTGTCTACTGCTTTGTCTATGATGTTGATAGCAATAGGTAGTAGAAATTTAGTCATAATAATACTGTATATACTATTCTATATATGGGTCTTCTAATTCAAAATTTGTGAGTGACTCTAGTTGATCAACAGAGTAGTCAAAGATGACCACGATACGATCCCGATTGCCATTATGCTGAGCCCAATGCTTATCATGATCATGAAATCCGAAAACATTTCCTATCTCCCAAGTACGTTTGCGTCCTCTAACGGATAACCAAGCATCTGGATCTGTTACTACAGGGAAGTGTACCCTGATAGAATCAATGTCACCGTTATGAGGATTTATCTTAGTACCAGGCGACAAACGACTGATTGTTGCGGACTTTAACAATTTCTTAAGGATATCCTCTTCTAAGTATGCTGATGTCTTAGGACAGTGACGTACGAAACTGTCATAGATCTTAGGACCTAACCTCTTGACCTCATCTAGTGTGGTATTGAATAGCTTTGTAAAGCTCACCATCTCACTGAGTTGATAATCTCCATCAACGGCTGTTGAGCCGACAGCATTAATAGGAAAAGGGATGACACGCCAGGCACCATCCCATAGTTGTACTCGTCCTAAGTTTGTATCTTCTACCCACTTATCCATCACCCATTCTTCCATGAGATATTCATTGTCCTTTACGAACGCAAGAATCTCTGGGATGATCTCTTTATAATTCTCTTTTAGATTACGAAATGAAGAGAGGTGTTCTAACCTATCCTCGTACCAAATTTTCCTCACTGCCACCACTCAATAATAAACCATTCTTCACTGCTATCTCATACATGATAGAGTGTATTGTCATATCGTATGCGTTAGACCACGGTTGTGTCTGCTCATTCGCTATCCAACACTGTAGACTTCCGTACTGTGCCTTGGGTATGTTCTCATCAAACCAAAAATCATATCTCATTAGCAATTCCACGCTCTAAGTGACTTGTTTATTCTAGACTTAGGATCGTTAGCAGTCTTCTTAGACGTTAACTTCTTCTTCATGCCTTTCATTCTAGCACAGAAACTTGCTCTTCGCTTGTTTCCTTTCTTCTTTGATGGTGCTTTCAAGTCAGAGCCAGGATTGTCACGTTCATAAGACTTGCGTCCCTTCTCGTTCAGTCCACCCTCCTTGTTCTTGCCTGACTTCTTAGTCCAAGCAGCACCTTCACTGTGAGTCTTACCTTTCATAAGCATACCATCAGGCATGACATGATGACCCTTGGGTATAGGTTTACACTTCTGATCATCGTTACAGAAGTACTCTCCTTTACCACACTTACCTTCGTTAAAAGCATTCTCTTTACTATGTTTCCATGCTGTAGCGTAAGCAATACCTTCTTCGTCTTTAGAAAGTTTTCCGTCCTTACGCTTATAGGACTTTTTTATATGCTTGACCATCCTAGCATACTTTTTTCCTTTTGGTGCTTCTTCTTTTAGTTTACCGTATGTAAGACATGGTTTCTGACCACAACCACAGTTCTTTTCTGAACCTGGTTTTACATCTGATTCTTTGACTGTAGCACAGTCTTTTGTACCATGTACAGGGCACTCATCGCCCTTACCTGTATGATTACATGCCTCCTTTACCTTCTCTTTAGGTACCTTCGGCATCTTCTTGTCCCCTTTGAGGTGCGGTTGAGATCCATCGGCATCGTCGATCTCAGGCATTATCTCAACAGGGCCGACTACTTTTTTTCGGTTACTTCCTTACGCCACTCAGCGAACTCTTTGACACAGTTTGGTACTGACTTACCACCCTTCATCTTAGTTCCTTTTGCTTTGTATCCCTTCCAACAACTAGGTTTCTTAGGATCTCTACCTATGTTCTTACGTGCTGTTGCTAGTGATGCTTCCTCTACTGAGCTAGGTGCTGTATCGAAAACTTTTCCAAGTGTCTTATCTTTATCGTCATCGGATTTATCATGTGCGATAACTCTTCCATCGTTATCCTTCTCATGATGCTCCTTCTTCATCGCCTTCTTACCCATCGCTTTCTTGATGGCTTTATCTCTAGACCCAAAGTACTCGTCCTTACCAGACTCTATCTTACCATCTCCATCATGATCTTTCTTTGCTTTCTTCTCGTCTAATACTTCTTTGTTCTTTGTATCATTGATAGCATGTTCATGATACTCAGATAGAGTTACATTGATGCTGTTGATTGATACGTTCTGTTCTAGACCATGCTCAAACATAACATCGTAATGTGTTACTGTTCCTTCTTCGTCTAGTGTATGCTGTTCCTTAAGACAGTTACCTGCTCCCCACTCTGGATGCTCAACCTTAGTAGCACATGCATGCTTAGGTTTCTTGATGGTTGGCTTACCCTTTGTACCTTTTGGTTCTGCCATCTTCATGCCAGGTGCGTCACCGCCACCTACACCTTTAGCACCGCCAGTGCCTTTAGGATTCTTGTTAGCTGTACCTTCCGTTCCGACTGGTGTCTTCTTAACTGGTGGTACTGGTGAGTACTCATTCAATGCCTTAACTGCGGCTTGAACTAGGGATTCATGGTTGTCCATCTTATCTTTCTTGGGGTCTGTTGGTATTGTTTGTTTGACTGCTACTGTACCTGCAGGTTTCTGTACCTTCTGGCCAGGTGTCAATGACATAACGTATTGCCTATGGGCATCCGTACCAATTTCAAAGACTTCCTTAACGTCTTTGACCCATGTACGGAACTTAGTCTCTTCAGCTGTCAGGCAAATGAGATAGTTAGGACCTCTGCGAATGATCTTTCCAACGTGACCTTTCTCAGTGAGTACCCACTCACCTTCCTTATAAATTTCTTCACGATAATATTGGTCACGGATGCCTTGATCCTTGACTTCTTTTCTTACCGCTGTGAAATCTCTGAACGACTTCATCAAATTCTAATCTTATTACAGTTTTATTTATAACAGTTCTGCTATTTCATCCATCAGATTCCGCGTTTCTTTCAATCCTAAAGCCTTTGGTATACCTGCTCTAAAGGAATCGAAGTCACCCGCAGCTGCTGCTCTCCGCATTTTAGTACCAGATATAGCGAAGGTATCACCGTCAGCATCACGTTCACCTGATGATATTATATCCATCTTCCTAAAGGTATAGTCCTTCCCGTTGTATCTTTTAATCCACTGCATAGCCTGTACTCTATCACTACCAACTACAAGAACAACATCGTCATAACCCTGTGTTTGTAACTCTTTCAGTACACCGACAGGATCACGGGGTCCACTGCGAATCTGTTTCGCTATCTTAGGAAAGATCTTCTTAGCATAGTATAGTTTTCTGTCAGGTGATAGAGGATCAGTTCCTTTCTTCTGTGTCTGTGAGAGATAGATGTAGTAGTCACACTTCCCAGCCTTGTTTGCTACAGCATTGAAGTTTGATTCGTGACCTACTGTAGGTGGTTGGAACCTACCGAAGGTGAAGTATACACATTTATAATCAACTATTTCCATGACTTGTCTAGCGTAAAGTTAATGAATGAGAACTCAATTCTATTTACAAGTTTGATCATGTCTCCTTCGTGATGTAACACATACCCTTCAGGTGCTGTCACTCTGTATCCATTCTCTGTCTGTACATATGTTTTGAATGACTCTAGTTTATCGAGAGCATCTATGACTATCTGTTTGTTATCTTGTATCTTTCTATAGAGTGCGAACATAGCATGAAATTCCTGTTCATTATCCTCTAGGTATGTCAGACCACTGTATAAAAAATTGCGTTTCTCTGCTATCTTCTGAGGACTTTTCATCTTGGAAACTTCTTTATCCATCTTCTCTTTATAGAAAGTACCAAGAGACTTAAGTGCTATCTTAGGATCGTTGATCTTCCTTGATGCTTTGATCTCCGCATTGAAGAACTGTTTAAGATATGATCCTACATGAAACTTCTTGTTACCTGTAGTCCCCATGTTATCTACGAGATGGTCTAAGAAGTTACCAGACTTCTTACACATAGTCTCTATCAGTTGTACGTTAGACTGATACTTTTTGAATGATGAAGTGTCCATAGCAATGTCATTGATAGGAGTGTCATTCTGTATACAAACACAGTCTTCACTGCTCTCTACTTTTGCTCCTGCCTGTGCTGACATAGATCCTAGATCATTTCCACTGTAGTGAGTATGAAATACTACACCTATCTTTGCCTTAGCAACTGCCTTACCTAGTTCATGATCTTCTGGTATACCATAGGTGATAGTGTTAGCTCTGAAGGTGATAAGTTTCTCACCATCAACAGTCTCTGTCTTCTTGTCATTCTCAGTGAACATAAGGTCACCCTGTATGACACCAGTGATGTCAAGTTTCTTAAAATGTTTTAGTGATGCGTATAGTTTCTCCGCAAGACCTGGCTTATCAGAGTAATAGAAATCTATATCCGTATCAGTAAAACATAGTTTAGGATCATCTTTATTAAAGACAGACTTATTACCTACAAAGAACGCACCACTAGCAGGATCAACCCCACATACAACAGAGGGTGCACCGTCCCACTTAGTTTGTATAGAACTAGAACTAGAAGCTCCACCTATCATCTTAGTGAGCTCATTCATAAACCTCACTGCTGCCATACACCCCTCACTGCCATAGTTAAGCATCTCATCTTCTATGTGTTCAAGGTGTTTTAGTTTTACAATGTTAGCCACTACTCAAGCACCTCAGTATATGTTGCCTCACCTTTCATCTTATATGCTGACTGTAACTTGTCGGGATATACTCTGTTGGGATCATCTTTAGTTCCTTTCGTAGTTGTATTTCTTATGTTAAACATCATGTCCATCTTAGGTGTAGTCAGGTGTATATTGATTCTCTTCGCTCCCCCTTGCTCACCACCATACGCTATCCTTAAACGAGATGCTTTAGCTGCTGCATCTAAGAACTTCTTATCAATCTCAAAGTGTTTGATCTTACCCCTTTCTAGGTGTACGTAATGGTATCCATATCCTAGTGATCCTTTGATCAACTGTGCTAACTTTGTTTTGTCTCCTGAGACGCTTGCTGATTCTTTGTATGTCTTATCACCCGCATCAAACTTATTAAACGTATCACATAACTTCTGCTCATCTAATCCAAATGTTTTCATGAGTGCTTTACCAGTCTTCTCTTCTATCTTACATGCCTTGACCTGTTCCACTGGGAACACACTACCCTTTAATCCAAGGTTAGATAGGTTTGTTGTACCACTGGTCTTACATGAGATATAATATTTCCTCAACTTATTATCAGCACATAATACTTCTAGTGTCAGGTCAGTAACTGTAGCACCGATGTCATATCCTAATGCGTCGGAAGCATCACCCACTTGCCATTTCTCACCCTCTAATGACATAGGTCTTTTCTTATTCTCTCCACCCTCTGCTATACACTTGACTGCTTTACACTCTTCCAGTTTATAGTGTGCGATCATCTCTTTGATGAACTGACTGTACTTGTGCTTAGTCTCATTATTTTCTATCCAGTTATCAAATCCTTCTTGTAGTTCTACCTCAAATAAAGTACCTTGGTTACCTAGTCCTCTGTTACCTCTACTACCATCACCAAAATCAATTCTCAACTTCGATATCTTTAATTGCTTCTTCAACTCACCTAACTTTATCTCTCCCTGTAATGCTCTACGTATCTTACACTCATTCTTTTTGCTAGGATCAAATGCTAGTGGTTCTGATATCTTTGGATACTTCTTGACAAGATGGCAGTACAGTCTATTAGCATCAGATACTATCTCTTCCTTAGCACCTGACATTATTTCGCCCAACTCTTTTCTAGTCTTTGGTATTGCGTTGTATGCCATTAGAATTGTTTCCAGAATTGTGGATGAGTTAGTCCTCCTTCTTTATTTAGATCCTGATTGGTCAGTAATATATCTCCTGCTAGACTCCAACGATGTCCTGTGTTGCGTGTCATATGCTTGAGTGTGCTAGGGAATATTAATAGATCACCCTCTTTTGTATTCTCTTCCCATGCTGAAGTGTTGTTAAAGTTCTTCTCTGCGTCAGCAAAAGCATGTGGGAACCACTCGTTCTGACTCTCCTTTGTGAAGGTGAGTGGATCCTGTGTGTCTAGGTAGTACACCCATGATACGTGAGCAGGAGCATGGTTGTGATTGGGAACTGACATGTCCTCACCACTCACAGCATACCATGTCTTCATGAAGTGTATGTCATAGCTGACATTCATAGCACATAGGTACTCATCTACACAGTCGTTTAAATCCATAAAAAAACTGGCGAGTTGTGGATCAAGGTGTACTAACACCTTACCATCTATCTCCCCAGTAAGACCATGGTCAAACATGTGATACTCATACCTCTTGGCAACCCAGTCGGCATAGTCAATGAGATCAAATCTACCTACAGTTGTAGGAAATAAATTAATCGTTTCCATGAATTTGAATGAAAGGATTCTCTCCTGTTCTAGTTCTATTGTATATTATTATTCTATCATTATTATAGTCTGCTGTAAACTCTAACTCGTCATCGTGATCCCACATTAACTCTCCGTACAGGGCATTGAGTTTGCCCATGTCCTCATACATATCAGAGGTCATTGGCAGCACGGTTCTCAGATTTATGGATGTCGAATGATCCACCAGGATATCTCTTCTCTAATTTCTTGACGTTGCCCTCTATGACATCTTCAAAGTCTACATCTAATGCTATACATGCTTGTGCTA